TGACTATTCTTGTTAGGTTTGCCGTAGTTTCACCCGTTGCAGTCACCGAAGCATCTACCAATACAATACCCTGTGTTACAACATCCAAAATACTTGTTGCTGTAGCATTAGCATTTACCGAAGCAGATAGTAATTTACCAAGTTGAACACCTCCTGTAGTTGTTGCCGTTGCATCAACATTGGAAGCTATGTTCTTTGAAATAGTGATTGGTGCGCTTACATTTGCCGTAGCATCAACCGAACTATTAATATTTATAACCTTTGTAAGATTTGCCGTAGATGTACCTAAAGCATTAACCGAAGCCGCAACGTCAACCGCTCCTTGTTGGAAAACTGTTAGGTCTGCAAAAGATGATGCAATAGCATTTGCCTGTCCAATAACGGACATTATTAATTTAAGATTTGCCGACGTTGTAGCTATACCATTAACCGAAGCAGCGACATTAACACCCGTAAGGATGTATGAATCATAAAACACTCCCGTAAATGAAATAAACCTTCTATCGTGACTAACCTTTAAATTTTTAACTTGATATAATTTGTCTCCCCAAACTATGCGAGATTCCTCGCTAATTGAAGGTATATAACGAATGGTAAAATCACTTACATTTTTAGCCGTGTTTTTACCATCTATAATAGTCTCATTTGATCCGGGCAACTTGCTTTCTGCAAATGCCCAAATGGTTGCAATATCTGCCCAACTTTCGGAAGCGAAACCACTTAACGACCTTACTCGCGTAACGTTTTGAAGGATAATCCGATCCCTCATTTTGCCAGTAATTTCGTTTTTGTTGTACTTCATTACAAAATTTGAACTCGATATTGGTCTAGTAAATATTCAGATGCGGTTGGTAATTTCTTGACATAATCCTGTCTATTATCATACGCATCAGTAAGCATCAATAAAATGGCTTGTTTGATTTGAGCAGGAACCGCGCTAGGTTCTGAACCATAACCAGCCGTATAAGTAATGGTAACATCATTTATATTACCGTATAATGTGGGCCATGTTTTTCCGTAGGCGATTGATAGCCTTGCAGGTTTTTCAAAAGTATCTACAATGTAATTACTAGCATTAAAAGTCTGTGTAGTATTTTGGCTATCTGCATATTGAAAAGAAGTAACCGAAATAACAGGCGATACAGATAGGTAAATAGTGCTTAATCTTAAATAATCTAATTTCTCTGTTATTGTTTGTGTTATTAGGGCTTGGTTTAAATACCTTTCAGCAGCTTGTCTGGCACTTTGCAATAAAGTAGTAATAAGAGTATCTTCAGTTGAATAATCAACTTTTAGATAATCCTTTACTTCTTGTAGCGTAAAGATTTCAGTTGCAGGTTGTGTCGTAACTTTCCAAGCCATTGTACATTTTTTAAAGAAGGGATGAGTATTTCTACCCATCCCAATTTTTATTTACTAGGTCAACTTATTAGCTAAATGTTTAATAGCGGCAGCTTGTAAAAGTTTACCGTCATATCTCGCATATAGTAAAAAGCCTAATTCCATCTCATCCATGAATCTTTCACGCAATGGCACTAAGACATTATTTGAAACTTGACGAATAAGGTATTTCGACCAATCACCGAAGTAAATAATCTTTGCAGCAGTTGCCTGTGTTGCAGGAAGATCGTTATTCACAAAGAAATTATAACCCAATAATCTATCAGGAATACCGTCTCTTAATGATGGTTGGAATAAGGTTGTGTTACTATTATCTAAGTTTAGTTTTCTAACTGCACTCAAAATAGTATCGTTCATCATAAATGCAGCCGAAGGGCTATTCCTGTAAGCAATATCAACCGAGTGAATAAGGTCAACTAAGTTTGATGCAGTAAAAGCCGTTTGGCTTGCAGATACCGCACCTTGCGTAGTATTAGCAGCAAAACCCGTAGGCTTTCCAGAACCATCACCCGAAGTAAACGCTGTGTTTAAGCCTCTACCTAAACGCTCACCAAGCATAATTGGTAATTCTGTGTTCAATAAACCAAACTCATCATTTGCCCATTCAACAGATACTTTTACCAATGTGTTAATGACATGTGCAGCAAAAGTCTCTCTTGTAAAAGTCATATCCTGAACGGTAACCGCTCCACCTTCAGTATGCCATGAACCAGTTGTGCCAGTATCATTTACTTTAGGATAGTACAAAGTACCTGCCTGTGGAGTAGTAATTACACGGCTAACCTGTAACATTGGGCCATAATAAGCCATTGTTTTTTCGAGCTCGTAGGAGAATTGGTAAGGAATCACAAAACCACCAGCTAAACCGCTTTCAGATGTGGTAATGGTTGCCGTTCCTCTCATTTCTTTAAGCAAAGATTGGTCCTTGCTACTTAACTCTCTTTTGGCGATAGCTTTCATGAATGCTACCTGATATTCTGGAGACTTTACAATCTCTCTTTTATCAGTTGGCAATGCAGCGATACTTTCCTCAATCTTATTAATACCTCTCTCTTCAGTATTAATGTCGTTCCATCTTTCTAAACGAGAAATTTGGTCTGTATAGTTTTTAAAGTTCGCATCGGCTGCGTCCCATTGTGCCAGTTCCTCGGCATTCATTAGACGACCCTCACCAGCTGCTCTCTTTTGCAAATCTTCCATTATAGCATAATCGGAAGCCCGCTTTTCTCTCAATAGTTTAGAGTTCATTATTTTGTTTTTAAATTTAATAAATGCAGGGCGTTCCTGCGTAACTCGTTTTGAATATTAATTTCTGACTTAACAGATATATCAATCACTTTAAGTAAATCTTTATCTATTTCCTTTGCAGAATCGTAGCTTCTTTTGGCTACCATTGTATCTGGGTTAGCAGGATAAGTTACCGGTGAAACATCATAAACTTTTTTGATACCTCTTATCACTCTCTTAGGTTTCATGCCTTCTCTTTCCTGCCAGTCCTCTGCCTCTACACTAAAAGCAAATGAAGATTGGTAAACATCACCACGTTTAACCATTTCTAAAAGGTCGTTGCCTAAAGAAGTATTTGGTGCCTCAAAAGAATATTCTAAAGCATTACCCGTAAGATTCAATTTTAAGGTGCCCGATTTGGTGCGTGCTAAAACCATACTAGCATCATGATTAAACAATGCTACAACATCGGAAAAATCAGAATTTTTAAATACGTCCGCACTCATTTCTTCGTCATACCATCCCATATCGTAAGCAGAATTAAAAACGGTTGCAGTTCCTACAATCGTGCGAGATTCTGGCATAGCCCTAAACTCGTAATTTATACTTCTCTTTTCCATATATTTTAATCGTTAGTATCGTCGTTTATATCAACCTTATCTTCACCTTGCTCATGCGCTATTCCTTCCTTAGATGGCTCTATCTTTATGTTAGAAGCTAAAGGCAATTCATAACTATCGCCACCAGGATAAGGATTCATATTTTCTTTAATCCTAATTTCATTAGGTGACATCGCTAGTACATTTCGCATCGTGGTGTAATAAGAAGATCGCGCAGCCACATCACCGCGAAGTAATCCATCTAAGTTAAATCGAGTGCTATATTTATCCTTTTCAACTTCAAAAAATATCTTTCGGTTAAACTCCGATTCAATTGTTTCACAAAGAGGCATAATGGTATAATTCACAAACATTTGGCTTAATTGTTCCATGTTGCCAAAAGTTGCTTTATCCATATCTTCTAGCAAAACACCCGGAACACCTGTAATTCTTGCTATGTCTGAAATAGTAGCCTTTTTAGTTTCGTTAAATGCAGCATCGGCAGGATTTAGACCTACTTTTTGAAAGTCCATGCCTTCCTCTAAAATGGCAGTACCTCCAGCGTTTTGACTACCACCAAAAGCACGGTTAAAACTACCTTTTAGTCTGTCGTATGCTTCATTCGTTAATCTTCCAGGATGTTTTAAAACACCGTTTAAGTGCGCGCCGTTTTTATAAAAATTGGCTCCGTAATTTCTATTCGCTAAAGCAAGCCCAAAATTGTCACGGTGAATGTCTGGCACTAACAACGCCTTAACTCCATCCCATGCAAGATTTGGAATGTAAATAATGTTATCGCTCCTATATGTTTTATTATTTTCTTTATTTTTAAATACAAGTTCATTTCTACTATTATAACTCATTTCCATTTTTGTAGGATTGAGAATAGTGAATGAGTTTATTCTTGTGGTTATGCTATTTCTATTTATCGATGCGTAAAAAGCACCATGAGCCAAATAGTGAAGCACCATTGTTTTATAAAATGTGTGCGAAGTATATAAGTCGGAAGGCTCTCTTGCTATTACTTTGTAGTTAGCATGGTCTTTTGCTATCCTTATAAATCCATCATCTTGTTTTTCAATAATATCAAAAGGAATAGAGGCGATGACACCTCCTAATATTTGAGTAGCACGATAAAATGCAGGAAGACCAATAATTGAATATTCATCGACCGCAACACCAGCCGTAGAACCTCGCTGAAAAAGTGCGCCTAAGGTGTCACCGTTTAAAGGTGTGTTAGGGTTTTCAATACTTGCGCGAGTATTAGAAAAAAAAGACCGCATGGTGTTAAATATTCCCATGCGGCAAATATATATCAGATTAGTATGAAGTTATGGATAATTGGTAACAGGTTACACAAACCTAATAACCATATAAAGGCTTTTTGCCTTCCTAAAACTATCGTATGTCTTATATTTTTCATCAAGTCCAAACGTATCTCTTTCTTCCTCTAATTTTAACCATGCTTCTTGATGTGTACGACATTCTCCCGATAATTCATAAAATCTATTAAAATACCCATCAATAGAATTAATTTGTCTAACCTGTTTAGCATAATCCTGCTTTGTCATTAACTTTTCCATAATTGATATTTTTATTTTGTCAATTAGGTACATTTTCATAACATTAATAAGCCTTGTTGGCGTTCACCAGAGGTGTAAATAGTTGGTTTATCCTCTACCATTATTTGAGCGTATGCCATTACCATCGCTACGGGCCCATCTACCTTTTCAGTTGACTTCGCTTTGTCTATTTTTATATTTCCAGCAGGGTCAAATCTAAGCATAACATTCGACATCATCCACTCCATTACTGGATTTCCATCATGTGTTATCTCACTTGATAAAAACATCTTTTCCACTTCTTTTGTTGGAGCGGACATAGAAATAAATCCCTGTCCAAATGGTTTCATGGTTGCACCATCATTTGTAAGCTGTATAACAAGTTGACTTGCATTCCATCGGTCAAAAGCTATGCACTCTATTTTATACTTTGTCGTTAATTCTATTACCTTAGCTTTTATAAAGTCATAATCAGTAACGTTGCCGTCTGTCATAACAATATCGCCATCTTGAGCCCATTGAATGTAATTTACGCCATCCGAAAGAGATCTTTCTCGTACATTATCTTCCGGACAAAAAAAATAGGATTTTATATGTGGTTTTTCAATTCCCTGTTGTACGGGAAAACAAAGTACAAGGGCTGCAATATCGCGAGTAGATGCTAAGTCTAATCCAGCGAAGCACTTTTTATTATAAAGTACGTCATCGTCTAATTTTAATCTTGTAGCCTCAATATAACTGTTGGATATCCAAACACTGGAGGTAGTTGTCCATACGTTTAGATTCTTAGTCATAAATTGTATCTGCTTTGCCGCTCCCTCATTCAATGCCTTTTGGAATTGGTCATCCATATAGCTTATATACGGAGTGACACCAAGATTAGGATTTGATTTTGTCCAGTTCTTTTTATCCTGCCAGTCGTCACCTTCATCTAAACAAAATAGTAACGGAAATACGGATTCATCAACTTTCCTTTTTTCAAGAATATCAACCATTACTTTTCGGAATTGATAACAAGGTGATTCTCGGTTAAATCCTGCAGTCGTAGTAATAAGGAGTAGTGGCTGCGTTCTTGAGCCCATGCCCGTTTCCATTACCTCTAAAACGTCACTAGTTTTATGTGAGTGATATTCGTCAATGCCTGCAAAGTGTGGGTTTAATCCATCTAAAGTATTTGCATCAGCCGAAACCGCTTCAAATTTTGAATTACTTGACGGTACGTTGCAATTATACTTTAGAACATTGACTAACTTGTTAAATGTTCTTGAATCTACCTTTAATGATTTTAGAAATACCTTTGCCGTATCAAAAGCAATCCTAGCTTGATCCCTCGTAGTTGCAGCCGTATAAACCTCCGCTCCCGTTTCGTTATCACATAGGAAACAATAAACTGCAATGGCAGCCGCTAGTTCTGTTTTACCGTTCTTTCTTGCTATTTCAAGATATGCTTTTCTAAATCGCCTACCTCCTTCCTTTCTTTGCCAACCAAACAGGACTTTTATAAAAAACTCTTGAAATGGTTGTATGTTAAATCTTTGCCCAGCATATTCACCTTTAGTATGCCTAAGGGCTGATATAAAACCAAAAGCCCTGTTGGCATGAGCTTCTGAATAAATATATTCCCATTTTTTATTTTTTAAATCATTTAAATGTCTTTGGACGGCTAACCTTGCATAATTGCCTAATATTAAATTCCCCGAAACAACATCCTCAATAAATTTCATTTAGGTGTTTTAACTTCAATGGCAATAAATCGAAATAAAAATAGGAAGCTAACAAATCCAATAGCCTCTAAGTAGTCAATGTAATCAAACCAAAAGAATTTTATAAACAACCAATTCCATAAATAATAGAATGGTACAGATAAAGCAGTTATCATAATGCCAACTACTATAATAAAGGTGAATATTTCATAGATGTTTTGTTTCATTAGTTCATTTTTAAAAGTTTTGCTATTTCATCCTCTTCTTCACCAGTGCCATCTTGAAAATACTCTAAAGTTAACCTCGACTTCGGATCTAAACCTAAAGTTCTGGATAATTCAAGAAATAGTTCAAATCCTTGCTTAAATGCAGTCCATTCGGCACTTACCTGTCTTGCACCATTAGGATGAACCATAACTGCACCGTCTTTGCTTAATATTTCAGCATTGTGCAATAAATGACCTATTGCACGCGCTGCTATTGAAAGGTAAATTTCATCTACTTGTTTTCCTGCTTTGTGAATGTGTAAGTGTTCACGGATTCGATTATAAATCCTTTGTTCGCCAGCATCTAGTTTAAACATTGGCTCACCAATTTCACCCGGTGTAAATGTTTTAATTCTGGAAACATTCAATGTGCCCTGAAGAGCTTTTGTTTTATTGCTTTTGCTTTGCATTTTTCATGTGTTTTGTGAATGATTTGAGATTCAATACGAACCCCCTTATAGGGATTGAATTAACGTGTTCTTTTC